TTACTTAGAAGATAATAATCTTAAAGAAAAACCAATTAACGCTTGGCGTAAAAAAATTAAAAATTGCAAGTTTGATTGTTGGGAATGTCATTATTGTGATGATATATTTAGAGTAAAATCAGAAATAGAACACACGCCATTAGTAAAACATGTTGCACAATCTCTTTTAGATTCCGGCGTACCAAGTGTAAAAAATAAAGTAATAGGGTTAACAAGTACAAGAGTCAAAAGTTTAATGAATAGTTTTGCTTCAAAAATAGAAAATTATATGGAAGTTGGTATAGGTAATGGCTCTATTTTTTGTAGTGTTTTAGAAAATAATAAATTAAATGCTGTGGGTATTGATAATTTTGAATTACAAATGCAACCAGGAAGAACAGATATTTCAAGTTTGCCCGGATCTAGCTTTTTTACTTTAGAACAAAATATAAATCAATGGCGAGGCGATAATCAAGTTGAAATTATAAACCAAGATCTGTTTACAGTTGATACAAGTAAATTTAAAGGTAAAATTAATATGTGGTTTTATGATGGCCCGCATGACCTAGAAAGCACTAAAAGGGCAGTTGAACATTATGGCAAATGTTTTGCAGACGAATGTTTACTAGTGTTCGATGATGCTAATTGGGATGGTGTTGTAGAAGGTGCAAGGCAAGGAATAAATTCTATTAATAGATTAGTAAGTTATGAAAAAATACTTTTAAATGAACAAGAAGATGCAAGTGCTTGGTGGAACGGCTTGTATATTGTGGTGTTGAACGTATGAGGACTAGTATAAACGATATCTTTAGTGTGCCTATATATCAATCCCCTTTCGGACATGTAGAAATAATCAGGGAGGAAATTAATAAAGCGATAGAACAATCAGATTTTAAAAATGAATGGCAACCTGATAATGATACTGCAACAACTACATATGTGCCTAATAAAGAAACAAATGTAATTGAAAAATTTAGTATGTCAATTTTTAAAAAAGGCTTAATGTATCATTGCTATGAATATTTAAAACAAACACAGCAACCTTTTGTTGATAATACTTTACAAGTAGATGCATCATGGATAAACATATTTTCTACAAAAGAATTAATAGGTTACCATGAGCATGGATACCAGCCTAATATGATAAGCGGTGTGTACTATCATGAAGCACCTGAAAACTGTGGAGATATTATTTTTAAAAGTAGCAATCCTTATACTGTTAGCTTTCCTCACCCATCGCCTTTATATAACAACTTATTTAAAATTAAAGCAATACAAGGAAATATACTATTATTTCCTAGCTGGATTCTACACAAAGTAGAACCTAACAAATCGGAAAATCAAAGATCATCTTTGTCTTTTAATGTAACATTTGATTATACATACTATAGTAGGAACGAAAATGAATAAAAAAATAGAAAATATTATAATTTTTGGCGGTGGTACTAGTGGTTGGTTAACAGCTTCTTATCTAACAGCAAATCTAAGATTACCAACAAAAATTACTCTTATAGAAGATGCAAGTGCTGGTCCAATCGGTGTTGGTGAAGGCACACAACCACTAACAGCACAATTTTTATATGCTTGTGGACTTGATCCTAAACAATGGATGCAACCAAGCAATGCTAGTTTTAAATTTGGTGTTGAACTTACTGGTTGGAATGAAGATCCTTACTTTGTTGATAATGATAGTGTAAACAATTATATGCCAACTACAGGAATTTTTACAAGCGATTACTTTATAGGAAAGCCGTATAAAGAATTTGCTAAATGGCATCCTGCTTATAGATTGGCTAAAGCAAATAAAAGTCCAAAAATGACTGAACTTTTAGATCATAATTATAATCAAGGTTTAGACGGGTACGGTGCAGTGCATTTTGGTGCATATGATATAATTACTGCATTAAAAGATCTATTAGGAGATAAAATAGAATATGTAGATACAAAAATATCTAGTGCGGAAACAGACGAAAACGGAATAACAAAACTAATTGATGAAGAAGGAAAAGAATATTCTGCAGATTTATACTTAGATTGTTCAGGGTTCAAAAGTCAATTACTAGAAAAAACACTAGGATCAGAATTTGTCGATTATAAAAAAGAAGGCTGGTTGTTGAATAATAGTGCAGTAGCTATACCTACACAATATACAAAACCAGAAGAAGAGTGTCACCCTTATACAAAAGCAACTACAATGACATGTGGTTGGAGATGGACTATCCCTACATATGCACGAATAGGTAACGGTTATGTATATGATAGTGATTTTATTTCTCCAGAAGATGCTGAAAAAGAATTAAGAGAAGCAATAGGTGATTTTGACACTCCAGCAAAGCATTTACAAATGAAATGTGGTACACACAAAGAAATTGCTCTTAAAAATGTATGCGGTATTGGCTTAGCTGGCGGGTTTGTTGAACCATTAGAAGCAACTGGGATAACATTTACAACTGGCATTGTGAAATCTTTATGTGAGTTGCTAAACATTTTTGGATCAAATTGGAATCAACAAGTTACAGATAATTTGAACCAAGGTTGGTATGAAATGTGTGTAGAAATATTAACATTTGTTTGGTCCCATTATTACTTTAGTCAAAGATCAGATACTCCTTATTGGAAAAAAATAAGAGAAAAAACACCGACAGAGTTACCAAGTGATGCACAATTTATGTTAAATCAATATTTTCCAGAACTAAAAAGATTTTTGTTCTTTAGTAAACAAAGTATGTTTAGTTCACAACAATGGTTTAGCATGTTACATGCCGGCGGAGCATATAAAACTTTTGAAGGTACATTTGGTCACAGCGGAAAAGTTGAAGAATATATAGAAGACTTTTTAAAGCAACAAACTGATAGAGTAGATAATGTAATTAAAAAGTTTCCAAATCAGTATACATATTTAAAGGATTGGTATGAAGGATGGACAGTAGATTAAGTTTATTTCACTCGGATTTATTTTTACGTAAAAATATAGGTACTAAAGATCAAATAGATGATTTACGAAGACAAATATTAGAAACTAAAAATACCGAAGGTACAGCATTAACAGAAAATAATCCAAATTGTTGGAGATCTAATGCTAATTATCAAAACTTAGATTGGCTTATGAAAGCAACACAAGAACTTACAATGCGGGCCGCTGAATATTATTTTGAAATGGACGAATTTTTTAAAGGATATGTTACACAAAAAAGAATTAACATTAATTATTGGACAAATGTTAATGATGTAGGAGGAGGCAATGTACTTCATACACATGAAAAAGATTGCTTTGCGGCTGTATACTATTTAGATGCAGAAGATACCGGACTAATACATTTTAGTAATCCAGCTAATGTTTTAAATCAATGCAATAGACATTCTCCTTTTACTAGGTCTATGTCATTACCACCAGAAGATAACAGTTTGATATTATGGCCTGCGTGGATTCCACACGAAGTGGAAGTAAATCAATCTAATAAACAAAGGATAAACCTTGCATTTAGCATAATGGTAGCATAATGAAAAATAAAATAGAATTTTTTTCTAAAGTAACTGGTGTTGCAGAGGCATTTCCTATAATACAATCAAAAGATTTTCATACTAAATGGATGAAAACCTGCATGGCCGACTATAAAACTAAGAAGAATACACTACAACCGAGTCATATACAAATGTGTCCCGGAATATTTGAACTATACAAATATGGATTTATGGTTCCTTTGTGGCATGATACTGTTATTAAAGCATTTTCAGATAGAGAAGACTTTGATTATGTAATACCAAGCCAGTACCTTAATGACTTACGTGGAGGAGATGCGGTTGGCACACATCCATATGAAGTAACAAAATTCTTACCAAAAAGACATTACAGTAAACATGCAGTAGTAAAAATGAATAGTCCTTGGCATGTTGTTGCTCCTCCAGGCGTAAAATTTTTAGTCTTGCCTATTCCTTATCCAGATACATATGAATTAGAGCATACTATGGGTATTTTAGACCCAGCCGTAAGTACAGAGTTGAACTTTCAATTTTACTTAAATATTAACCAAGGCGAAATTATGCTAAAGGCTGGTACACCTATGATGTATCTAGTGCCTATTACAGAGCATGATTACAGTTATGAAGTAAGAGATATGAATGACCATGACAAAGCATGGTTAGAAAAACGTGAATATTTTATGGTTTTTGGATTTAAATTTAACAAACAAAAACTAAAAGAAACATTCACCAAACATTTTTACAGGAGATAAAATGCCATTATCAGAAACACAGAGCCAAGAATGGATATATGTGGAACAAACACTACGTGAGCCTACTAATGATTATACGGCGAGGAAAGTACAAAAAGATAGAATAAAAGTAAGAGATTTTTTAAGTGTATTCTTAAATAATAGAGAACTTGTACTGACTTGGGAAGATGAAGATGGAAAAGATATTACAAGAATAGCTACTCTTTTTTATGTGCAGGAAGAAGAAGGTGATTTTCCTGAAATGCCAATCACTAAAGAAATTATACATGGTGAAGAAGTTGAACAAGTTCAACATGTAAAATTTTACACAATGCCCGATTTGAAAGGTTATGTTGTCCATGTAGATAAAATAAAAGGTTGGTATACTCATAATAGAGGACTAGACCAAATAATGAATACGGCAAATAGACAAGGTAAAAAATATGTTAGACCGCCTAAAGAAGAAGATTCTCAAACCACAGAATAAATTAGAATTTGTAAGTTTACTACCAGAAGTTACAGAAATAATGCCTATTATTCCTGCTTCTAAACAACAGTATAATTGGGTAAAAAAAGCATACGAAAACTATAAAAATTCTGACTACAAAGATAAAAATACCAGTAGTGATAGATTCACCCATGTGATGAGATGCCCAGGAATGATAAGCCTAAATAACACTGGTTGGATACAAAGATCATGGCAAGATATAATCATTGAAACAAATGGAGATGGCAAAACATTTCAATGGCGTACTCCTATTAATCAAAAAATTATAGATACTGATCATGGCTGGAAGTGGGATTACATCAGTTATCATTCTGAAGATAATTATGGCGTGTATAATACTGATAAGAAAAACATACAATCTGTTGTAAAAGTTCAAAGTCCTTGGATTGTATATGTACCTAAAGGATATTCTTTACTGTGTATGCCTATTCCTTATCCTGATAACCATGACTTTACAAGTTGTATAGGGTTCCTAGAAGATGCCGATAAAGGACCTAATTTTTTAAATGTACAAATGTTTTGGCATGTTTTTGATGGCACAACCAAGATTCCTGCAGGCACTCCGTTGTGTCAATACATATTAGTAAAGAAAGATAAAGTTGACTCAGTAGTAAGAGGATATGATAAGAAAGATATAGATAATTTAAGATTAAGGGCACACTTGTTAGACAGTAAGTTTGTGCCAAATTACAATGATCTTAAAAAAGTAAGGTGGAAATAATGGAAGATTTTATATATGAAAAACCAAATGCACTTAATAGAAAAGAATGTGCTGACGTTATTGAATATTTCGAAACAATGCGGAAACAAGGACTAGTAATTAATAGACAAGCAATGGGTGATGGTTTAGCACACCATAAAAAAGATGAATCAATTTTTTTATTAGAACCTGACACATTAAGATTAGAAAAAACAGCACCAACATCTGTCATGCTGATAGAAAAAATTAAAGATGCTTATGCCGAATATGTAAATGAATACAGCTTACTTAACCAATCTGCACCACACGGAATTTACAGTGTAAAATTACAAAGGACAGAACCAGGTGGTGGATTTATGAGTTGGCATTATGAAAATGACGGAAGATTAGCTTCTAATAGATTTGTAGTTTTCTCAATATATTTAAATGATGTTAGCGAAGGCGGCGAAACAGAATTTTTATATCAACGTAAAAGATTTAAACCTGAGCAAGGAAAACTACTACTATGGCCAGCGGCATTTACCCACACACATAGAGGAAATCCTCCTCTAAATGAGGTTAAATACATTGCAACAGGATGGATAGAATACTTTGAATGAACGAGTACAAGATATTAAATATATCACCAAAAGCTACCGATCAACAAATTAAAACTAAATTTAAAAAACTGTGTCAAATACATCACCCAGACAAAGGTGGTAATTCAGATAAATTTAGAATAATAGTTGATGCCTATAATAGTCTCTGCATAAAACGTAAAATGTCTACTATGAGTTTCGATGAAAGTGGAGATCAGTTTTTTAATAGATATTTTGGCAATAGTAAACCACCTTATAGGAGATAACAATGGGTGTTATTAAGATAGAAATATGTCCATATACACAAAAAGAAGGAACATTCCAAAATGAACAACATGGACGTATTTTGAAGTGGCAAAGGCAAAATATGTCAGTAAAACATGTGCTATCGCATGATAAAAGAGAGTTGTTATTTCACGAAGAAAAATATTACAAAAAATTTCAGGACACTTGGTCTTACTACTACAGAAGAATATATTAGCATAAATATGTATAGTTGGAGACTTAGATGAGTAGAAGTGCTATATTTGATCGAATTAGAATTATACCAAGACCTGACGATTTTCTCGATAGAAACGTAGGAAGTAGTGGTGAAATCTTCTTTGATAAACAAGCAAATACATTACGTTTGTATAACGGAAAAGCTACGGGTGGTTTTTCAATACTTACAGCAGGAAATTTTACTCAACAAATAGCAAATACCGGCGTTGCAGTATTAGAAAAAACTGTTACTGTCGGTGTTGATTCTGTTGCAGGACAAGCTACAGGAGTTTTTTACATAGACGGTGTAGAGAAACCTATATTACAGTTTGTAAGAGGGTATACTTACGTATTTGATCAATCTGATGATTCAAATGCTAACTTTGGCGGACTATGGCATCCATTGATGTTTTCTACTACACAAGATGGAGATCTAGTACCAGGTGGCCTTCACTATGACCAGATTACTGCTGACCATGGCATAGTTTACTTACTAGATGACGATCCTGTTTCAATGAGGTACTATACAGACAATTTTAAAACTGCAACAACAAAAAAGATTTTAATTACTGTGCAAAGTAATGCACCTGATACACTATGGTATTGGTGTCACTTTCATACTGGTCAAGGTAACCAAATAAATATTTCTGATCCAGGAACTGGTACAGGTAGCGGTAGTTCTAGTATAGAAGTTTCTGACACAGTACCTTCAACTCCTTCTGCAGGAAATATTTGGTTTAATAGCACTACCGGAAAGTTATATGTATATGTTAATGACGGTGATAGTTCACAATGGGTGCAACCAGCATCAAGCACTGTAGGCGATTACACACTTTTATCTAATAAACCAACAATACCAACGTCAATCACAGACCTTGGTATTACAGACGGCACGTCTGGACAAGTATTGCAAACAGACGGAGCTGGTACATTTTCTTTTACTACTGTAGCTACAGCAGGAATAATAGGAAGTTTTACTTTTACTGGTACTAACATTGATACAGACGATAGTAGTGGTATAACTATTACTCCACCGTTAACAGCAAATAGTGACTTAACTGTGCAAAATGATTTAAATGTAGTAAATGATGTGTTTGCTAAAAACTTTATTTCAACAGGCACTGGTTCGCCAGAGTTTGATAGTGCTAGTAAAATTACATTTACAGCACCAGACGGTGTTGTAGTTAATTTAGGTGCATTAAGGTTAGCAAATTTTAATAATGCTCAAAGAGATGCATATTCAGCAGACAACGGTGATATGATATATAACACTCAAGACAACAAAATACAAGCGTATATAAATGGTGCGTGGAGACGCATAGATGACTCGGCGATAGTATAATGAGTGAAAAAGAATATACAGTAATTGTAAAAGCAGGTGTAAACTTAGAAGAAGTTGAAAATGATTTAACTGCTTCTTCGGGAGATTCTAGTTCTATACCTAATAGAAGTGTAGACATAGTTAATGCTAGACCCGGTAGTAGAAGAGCAACACACTTTGCATTAACTGATGAAGAAGCTAAGAATTTAGAAAACGATCCAAGAGTCGAAGCTGTAGAAATACCACCAGATCAAAGAGATGATATAAAGATAGGTTTTAACGCAACCCAAATTGCAAACTTTACAAAAGGAGGTAATCCAGATACTGATACTTCTAAAGTTAATTGGGGGTTAAAAAGAGCTAACATGCCTACAAATCTATATGCAAGTGGCACAACAACAGACCAAAATTACGAATATGCTTTAGAAGGTGAAGGTGTTGATATTGTTATACAAGATAGCGGAGTACAATTTGATCATCCAGAATTTATTGACAATTTAGGAAACAACAGATGTGTATCGTTTGATTGGTATTCAACTGGAGTATCAGGATCTTTAAATGCAAATTTTTATAGAGATTACGACGGGCACGGTACGCACTGTGCAGGAATAGTTGCAGGTAAAACATATGGTTTTGCAAAAAAAGCTAGAATATTCAGTCAAAAACTATCAGGACTAGAAGGTGCAGGAGATGCTGGTACAGGTATGCCTATACTAGATAGTTTTGATGCAATTAGGTTATGGCATGCTAATAAACCTGTTCAACCTAATGGATACAAAAGACCAACAGTGGTAAACATGAGTTGGGGCTATTTTAGTGAGGTCACAGGAAATCCTACAGGTGGCACATATAGAGGAACAAGCTGGACTTACGGTGTTGATTATACAACAAGAACTGGGTTATGGGCAGGCACTGGCGTAGTTCCAGAATTGGCGGCACTGAGTGCTTCAAGAATGCCTAATCGTGTTACAGCAGTAGATGCTGAAGTCGAAGATTTAATTGCAGGCGGAGTGCATGTTGTTATTGCCGCAGGAAATGATTTTTATAAAGGTGATTTATCTACAGGTACTGATTATAATAATTCAGTAGTATATGGAGGATTAACATATTTCTATCATAGAGGAAGTAGTCCACATAGTGATAATTCACTTATGGTTGGAAATATTGACACAGGAGTTCAAAATGATCAAGATAAAACATATCAAAGTTCAAGTAGAGGCCCAAGAGTAAATATATGGGCTCCAGGAACAAATATTTTTTCATGTGTAAGTACAACAAATGTTTATAGTGGACTTGACTACCCTTCAAATACTAATTTTAAGATAGCAAAATTAAATGGAACAAGTTTTGCGGCTCCTCAAGTAGCTGGTGTTTCAGCACTTATGGCTGGTGCTAACCCACAGATTACTCCGGCTCAACTAAAGCAACAGATTACAGCAGATGCAAAAAATGTAATTTACGATACAGCTAGTGACAGTGATTATGACCAATTTGGAACAAGTCTACTAGGTGCAGATAACAAAATGTTGTTTAATAAATATGGTAGACAACCTTTTAAATTTAAAAATATAGGATTAGGATAGAAGGAGTAACATATGGCAATAAATTTTCCAAATAGTCCTTCAGTAAGTGATACACATGTTGTAGGTGGCACAACATGGCAATGGGACGGCACAGCTTGGAATATTGTTGGCAATTCAATTGAAGCAAACAAATTTACAAGTGTAACAGGTGATACAGGAAGTATTGTTGCAGATGCAACTGCTGATACATTTAAGGTAGCAGGTGGCACAGATATTTCAACATCTATTACAGGGGATGTGCTAACAGTAAACTTTACTGGAGCATCTGGAGGCACTACACAAAATTTATTTGAAACATTTACAGCTGATCAAGGAAGTACAACTGCTAACACAACTACAGATACATTGAGTATTGCCGGCGGTACAAATATATCTACAGTAATAGCAACAGATTCGGATATAGTCACTATTAATATGGATTCTTTTCCAATTAATTTTTTAAGTGATGTCGACACATCATCTAATCCACCTAACGTAGGCCAAGTTTTAAAATGGGATGGAGCAAAGTGGGCACCTGGTGCAGATGCAACTTCAGGAGGAGCAGGCACTGATGCAGATACACTTGATGGGTTTGATAGTCAATACTTCTTAAATTATAATAACTTGCAAAATACACCAGCTGTGTTAACATTATCAAGTTTGAGTGTTGGTGTAGAAAATACACCTGCAGGAAATGGTGCTATAAGTTATGACAATACAACTGGGCAATTTAAATTTACACCACCAACAGCCGCAGGCTTAGGAGCATTAACTGCGGAAGTTAACGATCTTTCATCAGCAGTTACATGGGCAAATGTACCAGATGCAAATATTACACAAAGTTCAGTAACCCAACACCAAGCGGCATTAAGTATTACAGAAAGCCAAATAAGCGATTTACAAAGTTATTTGACATCTGTATCAGCAAGTGATCTTAGTGCAATTAGTATAGACGCACTAAGTGATGTAGATACAACAACATCTGCACCTAGTAGCAATGATGTATTAGCTTGGGATGGAGCTAAATGGGCACCTAGTTCAGCCGCAGGTGGAGGTGATGCTAACCAGAATGCATTTAGTAACATAGCCGTTGCAGGACAAAATACTATACAAGCAGATACTACTACTGATACACTTAATTTAATAGGGTCGGGCGGTATAAACATCACAACTAATGACAGTTCAGATACTGTTACAATAGGATTTACAGCAACTGGTTTAAACTTTAACACCTTACAAGATGCTAATAATGCTAGTTTAAATGTTGCATTAATTTATGAACCAGCAATAGCAATGCTTAGGGTATCAGCAGTAGGACAATCGGCCTACTTATTCAATTCACATTATTCAGGAAACAATCCAACAATTTATGCACTTGCAGGTACTACTATTGCTTTTGATTTAAGTAGTGCAGGATCACATCCTTTTGAAATACAAGATCCAACATCAAATCCTTACAATGTAGGATTAGTATATGTTGACAGTTCCGGAGGCGTGCAAACAGGAAGTAATGCACAAGGTAAAGATAGTGGTGTTTTATATTGGCGTATTCCTGAGTCTATTAGTGGAAATTATAGATATCAATGCACAGCACACCCTGCTATGGTAGGTGCAATTACAATTAAAAGATTGTCAGTAATTTAAGTTTTAACAGATAACAGGCTTTGTACTTCAGATCTTAAACGTACAATTTTTTCTCTATCATCAGAAGCGAGATTAGGTCTAATAAATCCACCCGCTCTAGAATCATGCTGTTGGTCTATTGATTCTGCTACACGCAATATTTCTTTGCATAATTTTAAAACTTTTTCTTTTATGTTTTTATTAGGTTGAGATCTAGCAGTTTTTTTGAAACCTTCTATTTCTACTCTAAGCGTACTAGCATGTGTTAATTTATTCAGCACTTTTATTCTCCGGATTTATTGGTTTTGCAGGTATAACAATATGCGTATCACTTCCTGCATTATTATTTACCTCAGAAACAGAGCTATTATCTACTAGGGCTTCCAAAGAACAAGGTATTAATGGAGGAGCATGAAATACACTACCTTCTGACATTTCTTGATCATATATTTGTCCTGTAGATGTATCTATATATCTTAACTTAAATTTACCTGTATTAACAAAGTAATGTTTCTCTTTTTCTTTATGATAGTGTAAAGGAGTTTTATTTCCAGCTTTTTCAAATACTAATATTTTACCTTGGTAATTTGCTGTTGATGCCCAAAGTAAATCATAACCGTAATCTGTTTTAATTGAATTGTTTGCCATTGATTTTATTTTCCAAGTTTAGTCCTTTTATGTTTTGATACCAAGAATGTAACCCCCAAGTGCCATATTCTGTGTCATTACTACTAGATTTAAATTCTTTGTCTACTAATCGATTCATAATTTTATTTTTGCTTGATTTTACAGTATTAAAAAATTCAGCAAATTCTGTATCATAAAACACTCTATTTTTATATAATTTATTTGCTTTATCCTGTGCGTTTATCCAAAAATGAGTGTCGTATTTACTGCCTGCAAGGTAATGTAAATTTATCATATTTTCTACTTGTTGCAATTTTAGTGTGTAGACATTGTTTATATAGTCTAAAGAGTCGTTTACTCCTAACACATACCCTGCACAGAGTTTACTAACCATTATCATAGAACTAATAGAAGTGGCTTCTAATGGTTCCAAAAAGAAACTTGCGTTACCATTATATCCTACATGGTCTTCAAAATTTGTATTTCTATAATAATTTTTAAAACTAAAGGCATTTGTAGTTTCACTAGGTTGTAAATTAAATTCTTCAAAAATATTTTTTACATCTTCTTTTACTTCTTCTAAAGAATTTATTTTATTATTGTACATATACCCTATACTACATCTGTTTTGTAATGGTATTCCCCATACCCAACCATATGGTCTTGCAACAGTTAACGTATAATCAAACTTTGGTTCTGGCCAAAAACATTGGGTGACATAAACACTATTAACTGGTATGTATTCAGTTAGGTTATAATCTTCGTATGACTTAGGTTTGCCCGAGCAATCTAGCACATAGTCACTGTCATTATTGTGTGTATCTTTATTACCTTGTATAATTTTTACATTAGGATAATTTTCTTTTATTTTTTGTTCTATAAAATCCTGTAATTTTAATGCGTTGAAATGAATTGCAACATTAGGCGTCATAAACTTGTGCGTATAATCACAACCTGTAGTTGTATATCCTATTTTTCTTATTCCATTTTTATAATTACCGTCAATATGTTTTAGGTCCGGCCATCCAAATCCTAAACTTTCTCCTAACATGTTTACAACATCTAAAGTAGTTCCTTCTCCTACAGCTTGTGGATTGATTTCAGGATCGTATATCCATTCTATTTCTAAATCATGGTAATTAGATATATTAGCAATATTTGCAACTGAAATACAACCTGCTGTGCCTTTACCTATGACTGTAATCTTTTTCATACTAAATCAATTAATTTGAACACTGTTTCTAGTTTAGTTAAATTAACTTTATTTGAAAGTGTGTTTCTCAATCCTTGGTGTAATGGTTTTGGCCATTTATTAAATGATACCCAAGCATAACCATTGTGTTCTATATTCAAAGTTGGTATAAACTCTTTTTCTATTACACAAAGGTATGTATGGAATTTAAATTTACTATCATTACTAATAAATGTTTCAAGAGGTATAGTTTTGATAATCGAAGTTTCGCCTATTTCTTCTTTTATTTCACGTTGTAAGGCTGACCACGGTGTTTCTTTGTCTTCATTTGTACCACCAACAAGACCCCATAGATCTTTCTGTTTGCCTTGCGTTCTATGTAAAAACAAAAATCGCTTAGATTTTTTGGCGTAGAATAATGCACCACTACAGATAATTTCTTTCATATAACTAATTATCTTAGAATTTTATACGCCAGGTTCCTTGTGGATACTCACCTTCAAATGCAAGTAGCCATTCACCTTTTTCAAATTTGTATTGTATTCCTGTATTTAGATTTGTGGTATAGACTGTAGTACTAGCATTACTGCTAGAATCAAATACTATATGCCATTTAGACCCATCCCATTCTACTATATCGTTAGCGCCTGCAATAAAGTCTGTACCATCTGCATTTTTCCATGCATCAGCACCATCAGCATTAATAGCATCACCAATAGACTCGTCAAGTAACAGTATTCGCGTACCTGCGGTTTTTAAAGATAATGGATTTGTTTTAGAAGGATCAATTATAAAGTTTATCTTTGAATTATCTCCTGTAGGCCCAGTTATAACTGTGTCTGTTGGTAATGTATCTGGATCCCAATTGACTGTAAGCATATATTCGTTTAATGGATTAATTGTAACAGTACCAGTTATTTCATTAGTCAAATCAGAGCGTTTCAATCTTAGCTCTGTTATTCCTGATTGATATGTTTCAGTAAATGCTTCCAACCAAGCTGGCCATGCAATTTTTCCTTCAACACCATTTTCTACTAATTGTGCTGTGTTGTTTAAAACTAATAAATCGTAATTTTTATACGTTGTGGTTTGTAAACTAGTAGTTTGAGATTTTTCTTTATCAAGAACAAACTCATTTACAACATTTCCGTTTTCATCTATAGAAACTTTTGCTTTAGTGGTTGCTTCAGGTCGAGCAGTATCAGCAAACGCTAATTGTTCGGGCATAGATAAATGTAAATTAATTGTTCCTCTAGACTCATCAAATATACTTGTTACAATATTAGTAACAACGCCAAGTTTTTTAACTTTTGTAGGTGGTGAAATATAAATTGGGGAACTAAAACTTAATGTAGCTACGTCTATTTCACTTTCTGTTCCCATTGGAATACTTCTACTGCTAAAATTCACAGTTTCTAAATTTAACACAGACAAACTGGTCCAATCAACATAGTTGTCTGTAGTCTGTATTTCCAAACTAGGATTGAACAACATCATGATTTGTTCCATAATCTGTAATTTTTGATCTGTGTTTGTTGACCAAACATCTACGTTTACTGTTAAATTATAAGGAGTGGGCATGAGTCTTTCAACAGTATAATTTTTACCTTTAGTGTTTAAGTACTCTTTTCCTGATTCATCATACGCTCTTTCTCTTAAATTTAATTTATTAACATAACTACTGTCTGCTAATCTGTTACGATCTAATTCCAAGCCAGTAATGTATACAGCCATCCTTGGTGCAGAAGGAATAGCATTTTCACTGTTTTTGTTTATAATAGAAGCTACCTGCCTAGTCATATCACCATACATAACAGGCACTTCTACAAATTTTGCTTGGTTGTCTTTATAAGAAAAATTACTAAACAATCTTACAATTTGTGTAATATATCTTCTTATTTGTCCGTCATAAAAGTGTTGCATGTTAATTATCCGTCTTAGGTCTTAGAGCTTTACTTAAACTTTGTCTTTCTTGTACTGTTTCATCTGCTATTGTATTTGTTTGTACATTATTAATGAAGCTAGTTTTTTGTGTATTACGTGTATCAGTATTAGTCATTGTCATTCTGACTTTATCTTCCATCTTGACCCATCTACGGCCATCATATCTAAATAATCTATTAGGTAACATATCTGTCCTCAAAAAATAATCGCCTTCTACTTGTCCGGTTGGAAAACTTATACCATGTCCAAACGCTTCACCGTTTGGTGCAATACCATCTCCTACTAGATATCCATCGTATCCTTTACGTTTAGGAGTTTGTGTAACTCTATCTGCAAGTTCATTTGCAGTACTGGCATCTAATTCGCTAGTATCAGTTGTTACAATATCTATCGTACCATCTTCTTTAGTTGCAACAGTATACAAATGACTTGTGTCATATCCACTTTGTTTGGTGTCTGCTTCAGCTTGTTTTACAACAGCATCATTAATTTCTTTTTGCTTGTTGTAATTACTCATTAAATCTCTAAGAGTATCACCACCTGGATTTTCTTCTTCAGCAGGTTTATCTAAAATATCCTTAAATTCTTGGCTATCTACTATTTGTTTTAGTTTTAATCTATAAAGGTGTGGATACCAGGTAGGACTGTAACCTTCCGAAGCACGACTTACTTCTTCAACAACGTAATATCTTTTCATAGAAGTTGTAAAATCGCCCAATGCGTGTTCATCTCTTAAATGGGGAAGTTCTATTACATCTCCGCTAATAAATTTTCTACCCAGAGTTTTCACTGAATTATTAATGTGTACAGTCATAAAAAGTGTATCATTAGCTAAGAATAATCCAAACTGTGATAAATTAAAATCAATATCTTGCACATTATATACACCTCTTATAGTGTATATGTCTTGATCATATTTCCTATCCCTGTTTTCTAAAAATAGTAAATCCTGTATGTTTGTTTCTTGAAATACATCATATTGAGGTTGATCAGCAGTTGCGTCTGCTGATGCCACTTGTTTAGGACCTAAATATTTGTGTACATGAACGTCTGTTCCGCCCACAGTAAACATCTCATAGATACGGTCATCTATAAATTGATAATCTCGGCCCTTTTCTGGTTTGTATAAAGATAGTCTTGGCATATACATATTTATCGAACGATAAATACTATGGAGAAATAGTTTATGGCAACATTATCAACAAAGAAGCAAGAGATATTCGATTATGTCAATAATATGCTGGGTGGCGGCATGGTTGATGTTGAATTAGATCCAGCTCACTACGAAACTGCAATTACCAAAGCACTAACTAGATTTAGACAAAGGTCAGATAACTCTGTTGAAGAAGCATACTTCTTTATGCCAACTGTGGTTGATCAAAACGAATATACATTGCCAAATGAGATAATAGAAGTTAGACAAATTTTTAGAAGAAGCATAGGATCAAGATCAGGCGGTGGCGATGGTGGTACTTTATTTGAACCTTTTAATTTAGCATATACAAATACCTACTTATTAGCAAGTTCTAACATGGGTGGTTTAGCAACTTACAATATGTTTTCGCAGTATCAAGAGCTTGTAGGAAGAATGTTTGGTTCTTTCATTGAATTCAAATGGAATACAGCAACAAAAAAATTAACTATTTTACAAAGATCGAGAACAGAAGAAACATTACTGCTAATGTGTTACAATTATCGTCCAGACGATCAGCTATTAGATGATTATCTAGCAAAACAATGGATAAAAGATTACACACTTGCTACATGTAAATATATGCTAGGTGAAGCAAGAAGCAAGTTTGCTACTATTGCAGGTCCACAAGGTGGCGGACAACTCAATGGTGACACTCTCAAAAATGAAGCGGCCGCTGAAATTGAAAAATTAGAACAAGAAGTTAGTACAGCTATTCCCGGAGGTATGGGTTATGGCTTCACAATTGGTTAAAATCCACTTGACATTCTGATAATAATCCCTTATACTAATTACAGTATAAGGATTCATTATGATTATTGGTATTTGTGGACTCATTGGAAGTGGCAAAGGTAGTGTCGCTGATATTCTAGTAGAAGAACACAATTTTAAAAAAATTAGTTTTGCAGACAAATTGAAAGATGGCGTTGCATCTGTGTTTAACTGGGATAGACAGATGTTAGAAGGAGATACTAATGACTCAAGAAAATGGCGAGAAGAAAAAGACGATTTTTGGTCAAAAGAAACTGGTGAAACAATTACACCGCGCCTTGTCCTTCAATTATTTGGTACTGATTGTATGCGTAGTGGTTTTTTTGATGGTATCTGGGTAAGCCTTGTAAAAAAACATCTGTTAGAAAATCCTAATGTAAATTATGTAATACCAGATGTAAGATTTGAAAACGAAGCTAAAATGATACATGCATTAAATGGACACGTTTGGCAGGTTCGTAGAGGACCAGATCCTTTATGGTTTAGACTATATAAAGACTTAGGACAAGTTCCCGAAGATGTTCATAAGTCGGAATGGGCTTGGGCAAATATACAAATGAGTGCAATACTAGCTAATGACGGTTCATTAGAAGATCTTAAAAGTCTGGTAAAAGATCTCCTTGCTTCCACTTAACTCCTTCTTTTTGTAATACTCGTTGACAGTTTGCACAGATTGTTTTTAAGTTTCTATATGATGTGTTACGTAAAGAACCATCTATATGGTATACATTAAACTGCTCTAAATGTTTGCTTTTAAAACCGCATTTTTCACACAGAGGTTTTTTATCATATCCTGCTTGTTCCCATAGGGGTATGCCGTGACCAACACCGTTTTTCAAACACTGTTCACATTTTTTTCTATAAAATGTTTTTCCGTTTTTCTTATAATTAACTGCGGCAGGTCTTTTACCACATACACATAAAGGTCTCATGTTGTATTTAGCTCACCTTTTCGACCCCTTTTTGATATGTTTTATTACATATTTTTCCATTCAATTTGCTAAATACATGTAGAATGTACATGTCCACGATAGGAGAAATAAAATGGCAGGATTAGTATCACCAGGCGTACAGGTTAGCGTTGTTGATGAAAGTTTTTACACACCAGCTGAACCAGGTACCCTTCCAATGTTATTTGTCGCAACTGCGGCAAACAAGCAAAACGGTTCCGGCACAGGTATTGCACCGGGTACCCAAACAGCAAATGCAGGTAAACCTTACCTATTAACTTCGCAAAGAGATCTAGTAGATACTTTTGGCGATCCAGTTTTCAAAGCAGACACAACCAACAATCCAATTCATGGAAGCGAATTAAACGAATATGGATTACAAGCGGCTTACTCATACTTGGGTATTGCTAACAGAGCTTATGTTGTAAGAGCAGATTTAGATGTAGGACAATTAGAAGCAAGTGCAACAGCACCCGCGGCAAATCCAACAGATGGAACATATTGGTTTGACACTAAGAATACACTATGGGGTATTCAAGAGTGGAATGGTGCTTCAGTATTAAGCGGCGGACAAAACTTTACTAACAAAGTTCCGATTGCAATTACAGATGAAACACAAACAAGCAATACAGGATCATTAAGCACAAACGGATACACCGGCGTTATACCTGCCAGTACAGTCGGCGCCGTTGGTGATTATGCTGTAGTTGCAACTTCAACTTTAAATAGAATATACTACAGAAACACTTCAGGTACTTGGGTACTTGTAGGAAGTGATGCATGGACTAAGAGTTGGGCAACTGTAAAAGGTTCAACTTCTAACCCTTCATTTGCAGGCACTGCAAATATTACTATTAATGAAACTGCGGTTGCAGTTAACACTTCAGATACTGTAACAAATGTTGCAAGTACAATTAATGGACTTAGTATTCCTGGAGTTACAGCGGCGGCAGTAGATGGTAGATTAGAAATCTACAGTGATGGTAATTCATTATCTGAAGATTCAACACTAAGTGGTGAAATAATTATTGCAGGTGATTCAACTAGATTAACAGAGCTAGGAATTTCAGCAGGAACATATTATCCACCTATTTGCCAAATTTCAAAACACACAAGTATTCCAGAATGGAAAACAGGAGATACTTACACAAGACCAACAGGTAGTGTATGGATGAAGACAACTACTCCTAACTTGGGTGCAAAATATGTTGTTAAGAAATGGAATAACAGCACAGCATTATGGGAAACTGCAAATCCAAGCATATATGCATCTAATAACGAAGCTATCTTTAACGCAGACAAAACAGGCGGCGGAGCAAACATGCTTACTGGCGATTTGTATGTATTAAGTAATGTAGCTGGAGATGTTAGACCATTAGCTACTTTTAAATTATATCGTAGAAATGGAATAGCACCTACAACAATTACAGGTGCAAAAATTATTGCTGGAAGTATTAGTAGTGGATCGGCTTCATTTACAGTACAAAGTACAGATAACTCACAACTTGCTTTTAATGCGGCTGTAACTGTTTCAGGTACATATACTGGCGCGGCTTCAGATGCAAATGTTTTAGCAGGCGCTATTAATGATGCAAATATTGAAAACGTTACTGCAACTGTAAATGCTCAAAATAAAGTTGTAATATCACATGCTTTAGGTGGAGAAATTAAATTTGTAGATACAAATAGTGTTCTTACAGAAGCTGGGTTTACACCATTTGTGGATGCCAACACAGGTACTCCAAACTTATCTTATGTACAAGGTACAGACAGTGGAACAAGTCCTTTACAATTACAAGCTAGCCTTTGGAAAGTTCTTTCATATACTGCTAGTGACAATGAAGTTACAGCAACAACAGCAGAAGGTACTTTATGGTACAATTCAACTGTTGACGAAGTAGACATCCTTGTACACAATGGAAGCGAATTTGTAGGTTATCTATATGATGGATCAAGCGGACAAGCCGCAACAGCAAGTCCTTACTATAATGTAGATGCTACAAAAGAAACAGATCCTGCAGGTCCTATTGTAGGTGCAACAGCACCAACAACACAGAGTGACGGTACTGCATTGGTGTCAGGTGATCTTTGGATTGATACTTCAGACTTAGAAAACTATCCAAAACTATATAAACATAATTCAGACAGAACTGATTTACCAGTTGCAAACAGATGGTTTGCTGTTGATACAACAGACCAAACAACTGAAAACGGTATTCTGTTTGCTGATGCAAGATACAATACACAAGGAGCTAATTCTAATAATGCTGGCGACATTGATGACTTATTAGCAAGTGATTACATGGATCCAGATGCTCCAGATCCTGCATTATATCCAAAAGGCATGTTGTTATGGAATACTAGAAGAAGTGGTTTTAATGTTAAAAAATACAGAAGAAACTACATCAACACAGCAACTGACAATACTAGATTTAACGATCAGTCAATGTCAGGATATTTTGCAAATCGTTGGGTAACAGAATCTGCTAATCAACCAGATGGCTCTGGTAGCTTTGGTAGAAAAGCTCAGCGTAAAGTTGTTGTACAAGCACTTCAAGCATTAGTTAATAGCAACGAAGATATTAGAGACGATGAGTCAAGAATCTTTAATATGATGGCATGTCCTGGGTATCCAGAATTAATTGGCGAGATGAAATCACTTAACTTTGATAGAGGCTTAACAGCATTTATAGTTGGAGATTCACCGTTCAGATTAAAAGCCAATGCAACTGACATAAACAACTGGGCGACCAATGTTAATAATGCTGTAGAAGACAACGACAATGGTTTAGTTACAGCAGATCCATACTTGGCAGTATTTTATCCAAGCGGATTTACAAGTGACAACTTTGGTAAAAACGTTGTTGTACCACCAAGTCACATGATGCTTAGAACTATTGCACTTAGTGATCAAGTTTCTTTTCCATGGTTTGCACCAGCAGGCACAAGAAGAGGCGGAATTACAAATGCTAGTTCAACAGGATTCGTTGACGCAGAAGGCGAATTTAAATCAGTAGCATTGAACGAAGGTTTGAGAGATACTTTATATGCAAATAATGTAAATCCAATTACGTTTATTACAGGTGCTGGTTTAGTAAACTTTGGTCAAAAAACAAGACAACTTACAGCAAGTGCTCTTGATAGAATCAATGTATCTAGATTGGTAATATATCTACGTAGTCAACTTAATGTTCTTGCAAAACCTTACTTGTTTGAACCAAATGATAAAATTACAAGAGATGAAATAAAACAAGCGGCTGAAAGTTTATTATTAGAACTTGTAGGTCAAAGAGCACTTTATGATTTCTTAGTAGTTTGTGATGAATCAAATAATACACCTGCAAGAATTGATAGAAACGAGCTTTACTTAGATATTGCTGTTGAACCTGTTAAGGCAGTTGAGTTTATTTACATTCCACTTAGACTTAAAAATACTGGAGAAATAGCAGGATTGTAATTATGATAAATAATAGTAGATTAGGAGCAATATAATGGCGATATCAACACTATCAAAAATGACAGTGCCTTTGGCAAGCGGAGATTCTGCTAGTAACCAAGGCTTGTTAATGCCTAAACTTCAGTATAGGTTTAGGGTGTCTTTAGAAAATTTTGGTGTATCAACACCGACAACAGAACTTACAAAACAAGTTATAGATGTAACTCGTCCTAATGTTAGTTTTGATCAAATGACTATTGACATTTATAATTCACGTGTATACTTGGCTGGCAAACATACTTGGGAGCCAATTACAATTAATTTACGTGAAGATGTTAATAACAATGTACAAAAACTTACAGGCGAACAATTACAGAAACAATTTGACTTTTATGAGCAATCAAGTGCGGCTTCCGGACAGGATTACAAATTTACAACTAGAATGGAAATCCTAGACGGTGGTAACGGAGTTAATACTCCAACTGTATTAGAAACATTTGAGTTGTACGGTTGTTACTTAGAAAGTGCAAATTACAATACTTTAGCGTATGCAACATCGGAACCAGTTACAGTAACATTAGCTGTTAGATATGACAATGCTGTACAATCACCACAAGGTACAGGAATTGGTACTGCGGTAGGCAGAACAGTGAACACGTTAGTAACAGGCGGTGGCGCTTAATAATTAAACTAAATCCTAATCTATTTCATATAGGGGTATTATTGCAATACCCCTATTCTTTTATATACCCACTTAATAGCAATCGATAAATACATTATAGGAGCAAAAAGTAATGTCAATTTTTAATGGTTTTTTAGATAATTTAGGAGACGGCTTATTCAATCCTAAAGGTAATTTAGGAGATGCTAGACATGCATCTAGAACCTTTGTTGAAGATAGTTTTAGACTTGCTCCTAAAGTAAAGTTTCTTTATCATGTAGCATTTACATTTAGTCCTACAGCTTTAAAAGCTATTCCTACATTTGAAAACAGACATAAATTAGAAGCAGGATTATTAGTAAAAGCCGCAGATTTACCTAAGTACTCGGCTGTAATAGACAGTAGAAAAAGCTATAATAGAATTAAAAATATTCAAACAAGTATTCAATATGATCCTGTAAACATTACTTTTCATGATGATAACCTGGGTATAAGCACAGCATTGTTAGAAGCCTACTACAGATATTACTATGCTGATGGTAATTATGGTGTATACCCTGTTGCATATAATAAGGTAGCAAATAGTACAAATTCACAACCTGGTGATAACACATATTTAGGATCAGGCTACAATGGTTACCGTTATGGTTTAGATAACAACAGTTCAGAGCCATTTTTTACAAACATACAACTTAGTCAAATGACTAGGAAAACTTACACAACATATACATTGGTCAATCCAATCATAGAAAATTGGGGACATGATTCTGTTGATGCTTCAGACGGCGCAGGCGTAATGCAAAATCAAATGACTGTAAGATACGAAGCTGTGTGGTATGATAGAGGACCTGTAGAAGCTGGAGCAGATGGAAATCCAAAAGGTTTTGGATCAGCAGAACATTACGATAAAACACCTAGCCCAATTACATTAGCCGGTGGAGGTAATTTAGGACTAGGAGGTATCTTAGGTGTTGGTGTAGATCTATTTGACTATGCACGTACAGGTAAAGGATTTAGTAGTCCTTTAGCGGCAGGATTAGCGGCGGCACAGTTAATAGGAAATGTTAGAGGACTAAGTTCAGAGGGCATAAGAAGTGAGGGATTTAATGTATTGAAAAAAGGAATAGGTAATATTGGTGGTGTCGATGTAAGCGGTGTTGCTAATACTATATTCCCGAAAGGATAATCAATGTCAGAATTACCAGCTAAAGAACAAAAATCAGAACAAAGAGTAGTAGAATTTTTTGACAACTACTATAATAAGACACTAGAATTTCCTAGTAATGAATTTGATGCTGTAATAGGATTTTTTACAAAAAGAGGATTTGACAAAACTTCTGCGATAAGTGTTGGACAAAGTTTATTAAAACAAGCAAAATTAGATAACGTAAAAACATTCGAACTACTAGATACCTTAAAGGGTTTACAGGAAGTGCAATTGAGTAGAGTGGTTACAGAAGTTCTTAACTTTCAAAGAAATAAAGGATCTACTTTAGGTTTTAAAGTTGATACCAATATAGAATATTTTGAAAAAAGAAATATTGTAGTATGATATGGCAAGGTTCGCACAGGGAAAATTTGTTTGTAAAAATCCTGGCAAATATGTAGGAAACAAAAAACCTACTTATAGAAGTAGTTGGGAATTTGCTTTTATGCGTTTTTGCGATGAACACCCAGGTGTAACACAATGGGCTTCTGAAGCAATCAAAATTCCATATAGAAATCCATTGACAGGAAAAAATACAATTTATGTTCCTGATTTTTTTATTAATTATTCAGACAAAAACGGCTCTAATCATGCTGAATTAATAGAAGTCAAGCCACAAAATCAATCGTTGAGAGAGAAAGTTGGTAATAGTAGACATAATCAAGCCAGCTACATACTTAACAAAGCTAAATGGGGAGCCGCAAATCATTGGTGTAAACAACAAGGACTGCGTTTTAGGGTAATAACCGAGAAAGATATTTTCCACCAAGGCATGAGATAAAATAAATAATACTAGCATTTAAAGGTTATTACAATGACTAAAAAATTAGAAGACTTACTTAATCTGCCTGATTCTAAACAAATAGTAGAAGAAAGTAGAAAAGAAAAAAAAGAAACTGCTATAGTTGAACAAGAAGATACTATGCGTAGCATTCAAGAGCTTGATAAAATACAAGCGGCTTTGCCTCAGGTCAAAGGGCTTGGTGACTTAGGTGATACAGAGCTAGATGAAGTAGCTACTAAAAGCATGGATGCTTATGAAGACTTAATGGATTTAGGCATGAATGTTGAATCTAGGTATAGCGGAAGGATCTTTGAAGTTGCTGGACAAATGTTAAAGACAAATTTAGATGCTAAAAATGCAAAACTAGAAAAAAAACTTAAAATGGTTGAACTGCAATTAAAAAAAGAAAAACTAGATAAAGAAAGCGGACCAGAAGGTGATATAGTGCAAGGCGAAGGATATGTAGTAACAGACCGTAATAGTTTATTAGAAAAACTAAAGAAAATGGATAAATAGATAATATAGGACTGATACAATGAAAACTTTTACAGAATATTTAACAGAATCAAAAAAAACATATCATTTTAAAATTCGGATCGCTGGTGAATTACCAGAAGGTTGCGAAGATAAAATGGAAAATGCACTTAACAAATATGAAATTATCAAGTTTAACAAAGTTAAAACAGGACCAATTTCAGAAAAACCGATGGACTTTCCAAAACTACAAAACATGGAAGTAACACATTATGAAGCAGAATTAACATATCCAATTACTGCACATATTTTAGAAAAATATTTAAGTGATAATATTCCTTGTAGTCATGAAAGATTAATTGTAAGAGGCGAAGGAGATCCTGTAGAAGAATATCAGCCTGACGATCCTAAAGAAGAACCATACGAAGCAAAATTAAATACACCAGAAATGGAACAAGCCGATCCTGACTGTCAAGATAAAGTAGGACAAAATAGGATTATGGATCTGCTTAAAGAATTAGAAACAGCTCGTAAAGATAGGGAAATAGATCCAATAGACGGAGTCAAACCAGGTGAGTCTAAAGATATTGGAAATGAAGAAAATGCAAAAAGTCCTATAGGGAGCTAACATGCGTGAATTACTTGACATTGTATCAGAAACACAACTCAACGAAGCAACATACGATAAAGAACTAGACAAAATTGTAGCAAAAGTTTTGCGAGGATCTGCAGGCTTTAGCAAAGGTAAAATGATTGACAGAGACCTTGTGCTAAACAAAGGCTTCAATATGGCTATGAAGTTAGACAATAGCAGAGATAAAGATAAATTATCTTTAGGTAATATACTTGGAAAAATTAAAGACTTTGTTGTTACTGATGATTTTTTAGAAAGACAATATTTTGGAAAAATAGCAAAACGTCTACGTCTTGACGGTATGTTTATGAATGATGGAAATTTTGTTAGTACTGATGTTGACGAGTTTGATAGATTTCAATCAGGTAGCGGAAGTGCAGAAGATGCAGAACGTCAAAACAACATGGGCATACTTCCTGGAAAAATTGCAAAAAAATTCAATATAAAATTAAAAATGAAAGGCGCGGCGGATGATGCAATGGATAAAGATTCTCCTCCAGCCAAGGAATACAGATTACAAAATAACGGAAGTCGTGTAAATTTTAACATTAAAAAAGATCAGCCATATGTTGATAATATTGAAGACGGCAAAAAAATTCGTACATACGGAACTGTAGAATTATTACAAGCACGTTTTGGGAAAGATGCAGATATACAAGGCGCAGGCATGGCGTCTAAGGCAGATGCTGGCAAAAAAGCAGATGCTCCTTCAAATATAAAATTAGATGACGCAAAGAAAAAATTAAAAAGATTCAAAGAACTTCTTGCAAAAGCTGAAGCAGATTTAAAACAAAAATCTGAAGCATGGAAACCTAAATCACTTGCAGATCAATTACTAGAACAATATTTTTTAGCTGAAGCACTTACAGATGACGAAGCAGACGAACTTGCACAGTTAGCTAAAGAATTAGGTAGTGTGCCAGAGTTTGGTGATGACGTAGATGATCAAATTTCAGACGCACTTAACAAACACGGAATGTGGTTGCAAAATTATAAAAAATCATTTAGTGCTAAAAGCAAAGCAGATGATCCAACTATAAAAGGAATGGAACTTAATCCTGACGGAAGTATTAAGAAGAGCGACAGTACAGCAGGAATAGATGGGCCAGCAGATACAATGCAAGGTGATCCAGCTATATATGATCCTAACTATGCTGATGATGCACAAGCAACTGATAAAAAAGATAAGTTTGCAGGTATGTCAGGAGATCCAGCTTTATATGATCCAAACTTTGCAGATGATGCACAAGCAACTGATCCTGCAGATAAAAAATTAGCTGACTTTGAAAAAGGCGAACTGTTAAAATTTTCTAAGAGTGGTAAAAAAGGTCTTGCTAATGACGCAGATGAAGTTGGTGCAATCAAAGAATTACAAAACAGACTAAAAGAAGTTGGTATTGATATTACTGTATCAGGAAAATATGATCGTGCAACTGTTGATGCTGTAAAACAATTCCAAGAAATGCTAGGTACAAAGCAAGACGGTGATGCGGGTCCTAACACGATTGGTGCAATTATGAAACTTGGTAATGCTCCAAAAGCATATACCTACTACTCACAACTTAAAAGAGTTGTCGAATTACAAAAGAAAGCCAAAGGTACTACAGCAGGTGAAAGCATTAGATATTTTAGCAATGTAGTTCAAGGTGTGTTATTTGAAGCTCTAAGTGATGCTGAACAAAAAGAGTTAAATGATCTACTTACAGGACTTAAAAGTGTTTTAGAAGATCCTGAATATCAAGCTAATCTTCCGAAGCCTATGACTGATTTAATAGGTCAAGTTGACATGTCACAAATGCCAAAAGGTGCAGAAACCGGAGCCGCACAAACTGCTGATGCAGGAG